TTCGCTTTGACAATTACATGATAAAGAATCTTCAATTGTTCCTTTCCAATGGATTGACTAAATCAATATCAATCAATGCCGATGCGAAGAGATTCATTCAATCAACATCGAAAGATTTCTATGATTGGACTGAGGAGGGGAATCTTGCACTCAACATATTCCATTACAATAGTGGAGTGATGCAACAATTCACATCTGAATTTAATGGATGGAAGGATCTAGAATCAAGGAAGTTCCTCAAATGGGTAGCTGAATATGCTAATGTGAAAGGATATGTGATGAGTAAAGGAAGGAATCACAATGGAAGATACTTTGAATTGAATATACCAGGTTTGCAGGTTGAGAAACCAAAGGATGACATTTGGGATGAGTTAAACGATAAAGCAAAAGAGATATGACAAAACAAAACAAAGAACGAATCAAAGACCTCGAAAGAGCTCTCACACGAGCGAAGTATCCAAAGTTGCCATATGTGGATAGCTTTCTAACTAATTGGCAAGATAACTCAGCAAACGCACTCACCAAATCCATATGTGGATTCCTTCAGATGAGTGGATGTCAAGCAGAGCGAATCAATACGATGGGATTATATCGCAAAAAGTACCGTACTGATGGAGTGGAGATGGGAGGACAATGGACAAAGGGAACGGGAACACCAGGTTCCGCAGATATCTCGGCAACCATTCGAGGTCGCTCAGTCAAGATTGAGGTGAAGTATGGGAAGGATAGGCAATCAGATGCACAAAAAGTATATCAACAAATGATTGAAGATGCTGGAGGAGTGTACTATATCTCTCGAACTTTTGATGATTTCATCGAATTTTATGATAATTTTATTGCCAATCTAAAATAGTTTATTATCTTTATTGAAAATTAACACGCTAAATAATGGAAAAACAAGAACAAACAGTATCAACTCTGTACAAAAAGTTGCATCTTGCTAAACAGCAAATCGGAAAGGTAGCGAAGAACGCCACTAATCCACATTTCAAAAAGTCGTATGCCGATATCAATGCATTGCTTACCGCAGTTGAGCCAATCTTATTGGAGAATGGTTTGATATTGCTTCAGCCGGTGATTGGTACCGATGTAGTGACTCGCATTATTGATATCGATTCAGGTGAAATGGTTGAATCATTCATGACCTTGCCGATTATAACGGATCCACAAAAGGTACTTAGTGCGGTTACTTACTTCCGAAGAGGTACATTGCAATCACTTCTTTCACTTCAGGCAGTGGATGATGATGGAAAGGCAGCATCGATTGCAGTCAATCCGGTGAAACCTGCTCTTGACAATGCGAGATTTGAATCCGCAGTGGCATCCATTAGTGCAGGAAAGTATACAAAGGAGCAATTGATTGAGAAATGGTCATTGACTGAGGTACAACTTAAAGCATTAGAAGTATGAAGTGGCATCCATCCTCCATCGGCAAGTTGATGACCAATGGCCGAGGCAAGAATGAAATGGGAGCAACTGCGAAGAGTTACATCAAGCAGATTGCAAAGGAGAATTTTTACGGTTACCGAAGTGAAATCAACAATAAGTACATCCAAAAAGGATTGATGCAAGAGCAGGACTCAATTGACCTGCTTAATACTGTGCGATTCGATGGATACATCAAGAACACTGTGCGAATGGTTGACGAGCTGATGACCGGTGAATGTGATATCATCACTAATGATTCAATAATCGACATCAAAACATCCTGGTCATTGGATACCTTTCCAGTGATGGCAGAGGATGGATATGATACAATATATGAGTGGCAGTTGAGAGCTTACATGAGGTTATATGACCGACCTAAGGCAGAATTAATATATTGCATGGTAACTACATCCAACGAACTACTGAACGAGTGGGAGAACTTAGATATACACCGCGTTGACCACATCGCACCGGAGAAGAGAATCACCGTACTTTCTTTTGATCGTGATGAAGCGAAGGAGCAAGAGATGGTTGAGAGATTGGAATTGTGTACTGAGTATTATAATGAGTATTATAAATTATTGGAAGCGAAATGAAAATAACAATCGAACAATACGAACACACAGTGACACATGAAGTCCCATTCAACGATGTTGACCTTGACGAAGCGTTACAAATGGTAGAAGGACTTTTGAGAGCAATTGGATATGTATTCAGTGGTAACCTTGAGATAGTAGACGAGTGGAAAGAAAACGAAGAATCATTTAGAATAGTTGATGAACCTAATGAACCAAAAATAAGAGTTGGAGATGCTACAATCACTACCTATGATAAATTTGGAGTTAAACATGAAATTATAACTAAACAACAAGAACAATGAAATGCGAACATAAAAATTGCACAAGAAATTCAACAATAACAAATAGCCAATATTTTGAATGCAAATGGTATTGTACATTTCACGCAAATAAAGCCACTAAAGATGGTAGAATATTAAGAAAGTTAAAAGTAAAATTTAAACAACAAGAACAATGAAGACAGCAGTAGAATGGTTGATTAATGAGCATTTTGGAGGTATAGAGAATTGTACTCCCGATTTTAGATTTCATATACAACAAGCCAAAGAAATGGAAAAGAACCAGAATATTGATTTTGCAAGAAAATGTTTAGACAAAGCAAAAGATTTAGATGTACTAACTGCATTTCTTAACACAGAACATTACTACAACGAAACATTTAAACAACAAGAACAATGAAAAAAGAAAAATTATCAGCAGTAGAGTATATTAAAGAGAAATTAATGTGCGATGAGTATTGGTATGAAAATATGACCTTTGACCAAATATTTGAACAAGCAGAAAAAATTGATAAAAGACAAAAACACGAATCAATTGAAAGTCAAGTTGCTATTTTAAAAGATACATTAGATGAAATGATGACTGGATTCGATTCTGAAGAAGATAGAATGGATTTCATTCTTGATATTTGTAATGGGTATAAAAAACGAATTGAAACTAAACAACAAGAACAATGAAAGAGAAACAATTAACAACAAAAGAACAAGCAAAAGAATTAGTAGATAAATTTAATTTTAATTGCAGAGAATGTGATAACGCTATATTATCAGCACAAGTAGCAGTAGATACAATTATTGAAAGTGATTGCCTACACTACCCAGAAGACAGATTGTATTGGAAATCAGTCAGAAAAGAACTTGACATTTTAAACCAACAAGAACAATGAAAACAGTAGAATCTCTTAGCATTGAATATTTTGATAATACTTTAACATTTGAAGAATTTGAGATTAGGCGTTTGAAAAAAGTTATTGAAGGCCTACAAGAATTAAAATTACAAAAAGAACAAGAATTAGAAGAACTTAAACAACAAGAACAATGAAAGAGAAAACGATTGCAATAATCGGAATGACAATCATAACGATAATTATAATTGCAGTAATGACAATGATAGCTTCACAAGTATTCAGCGGAGCATTTTAAACGTAAACAATTAAATCAAATATGGAATTATCAGTAACAGGCACAATCAAAGTAATTGAGCCAATCAAACAAATCAGCGACAAGTTCTCAGTGAGAATGTTCGTCCTTACAGTACCAAATGGAGAGTATCCTCAGGACATCTCATTCCAATTAGCTCAAGACAAGTGTAAAATGTTGGATGAGTATTCACCTGGTATCGATATCACAGTGAAATTCAATCTGAGAGGAAGAGAATACAACGGGAAGTATTACAATACTTTGGATGTGTGGAATATTAACTCAATGCCGGTAGTTGATGAGAGCTTTGACGATTCACCTTTCTGATGGGGAAACCATTCGTGACTTCATCGATAGAGAGGTGAGGTCACGGGTATCCAAGAGATACAAATTAGCTCATATCGCTGAGGACATGGGAATCACTTATCTTCAGTTGTGGAGATTCTTGAAAGGTCATCCAGTGAATGAGGAGTTCTACATCAAATTTTTCAAGTATTATGAGAGATAGATACTTCATTGCCTATGTTGGCACCAAGAATGAGAATCCACACATGATCATCAACCGGTTTCAGGATGTGTTCAGTGGGATGAATGTCAATTATTGCATTGTGTTAACGATGGAAGATGATGAGGTATATATCGATGAAGTGGATGCAGCTGCATTCGATGAAGTTAAATGTCAAATGAATTGAGATGAAAAAAACTAACAAAGAGCTCCAAAACTTATATGACTTTATGGAGATAATGATGAATGAGATTAATTCAAATACCAAGCAAATCTTTGCTGAAGAGCTGAGAACATTT